GTCTAAATCTAAAACATTTAATGTTCTTGACCATGGTTGACTACTGTTAGCATTACCTGTCCAAGTGCCATCAAGAGCAACAACTTTGCCTTGACGTTTTGCTTCAGCCATGGTAAGTTTTGTTGTTTGTTTCAGTTCTTTGCTGACTAGTGTTGATATTCCGTTTGCTGACATCACTGTCCTTAAATTAATTAGATTTTAGTAATATTTATCTAAATTATCTAAGGAATACTGCTATTAATGTAATGTATGCCCGGCTGATGATTCTAAATGACTAGCTTCAAATTGATCTAGTAAGTCTTTAATTCCTGGACTCATTTCTTCTTGCATTTCTTCAGGTAACATAACTGCTTTAAGACTACCGTCAGCTTTAACAACAAAAATGTAATCTTCTGGACCAGCTTCTTCTGCTAAATCCATTTCATCCATTTCCCAGTTGAGGTCTTCTAACATTTCTCTTGTTTTTGCCATTATATTTCTCCTTCAATAATGTCAATTTAGAATTAATCTGTTTTTTTAATTCCTGAACTACTGGACTGCTTTTTCCAAACACTTTATAATATGTAGTCAGATCTAAATGATCTTTATCTTTTGTTATATTGAGTATTACTTGATTGATATATAGTCTTGCGGCTATATTATTAGAATACGCATCTATTTCATCTGGATGCGATAGATACAGCATTTCTTCTAACTTTCTATGATTTGTAGTATTTGATTTATATATGTGATGTAGTGTTTTATATTTTCTAGATCTGTACTGTCTTAAATGTGTATATTCATGTACTAATGTTTCAAATAAATGAAATGCCAATGCTTCGGCTTTTTCTTTTGTAATAGTAAAGTGAATAAGCCTGCTGTGATTTATTATAAAAAACATTCTTAATGGTTTTTGTCCTAGCTCATCTAATTCAGGATCATACTCACCACCAATGGTAAAATCGCCAGGGTCTAAACTTTTATCTTTGATTAGTTTTACTTTTACTGGATGATTGTTTTTGTTTAAAAATCTACTGATATTACTAACTAGAGTTCTTAACAAAAACTTCTTGTTAACTAAGGTTAATGACCAATCAGCAATATTGTTGTATTCTTTGATTGGATTTTTAATCATTAACTACCCTTTATCTATTCAATTGATTAAACGCATTATCTAGGCCACCGCTACTGGTAAAATCATCTAATTTAGCCTGATCAGCGGCCATTCCTGATGTATCATAATCACCTGATAGAGTTTGATTTAATCCTTCTAAACCAGTACCTGTTTGTCCTTGAATTTGACCAGATCCAAATGATCCACCTTGCTGTGAAAATCCACTAGCACTTGATGTTGATACTGGTTCTGACGACGGGCTACCGCCAAATAGTTTAGCACCTTGATTTGGATCACTAGGTTCTTGGCTTGGCAAGCCAGCAAATGGATTCGTTTGAATTGGTCCTATACCGTTGGCGCTTAGTACAGCATTATTTCTACCTTCTGCTAGACTTGCGGCCAGTGCTTCACCTTCAGAAGTTGACGTATCAGCCATCTCTCTTAGACTATTTCCAATTCCACCTTCAGACATGTCAGCTCCCCATTTGTGTAGGCTTGTTCCAAAGTTCATTGTGGTACCTAGTGTTTGTGGTGGCGGTGATGACAAATCTATACCTGCTTTAGAACGTAAATCTGTAGCATTATCTAGTAAAGAATCTAATTCAGCAAGATTAGTAGCATTAAGTCCATTGGCCGCAATATCATCATAAACTGATCCGCCTGCTACAGGATGAATAAAATCTCGTACAGTTGGTAATCCGCCACTACCTGTACCTGTTCCAACCATTGGTGACATTTGACTTTTAGCAGAATCAATCATACCGCCCATAGAACTGTATGAACTATCGGTAATTGGTGTTTGTACTGTTTCTAATTTACCAAATGTATTTTCAGCCGCACTAGCATCAATCACAGTACCAGCACCCATATCTTTAAATTTACTACCTATACCGGTTAGGTTTGTTGTTAAACCAGATAGGTCACTTGGTGGCACTAGTTTAGTTGGATCACCTAACTCTGATAGGTTTTGTATTTTGTCCGATCCACTAGATAGTTCTCCAAATGAATTGTTTATTCCACCACTATTTAAAAAATCGTTTAAGGCCGCTTGATCTTCTTCTTGAGTTGTTCCGGGGTTGAATGTGCCAACTTGCTGTGTGGTTCCAAATGTAGCCATTAATATTGTCCTCCTACTAGATTACTAGCACCAGTATATAGGCTCAAATCTGATCCAGTGGCCGCAGGTATACCTTTAAATGTACTACCAATACCATACTGTTCAGCAACAACACTAATTGTTGTTGGGTCATTTATAGATGATAGAGATTGAGATATTTTATCACTATAAATTGGATTACTTAAATCATTCATATTTACACCTGATGACAGCAGTTTAGCATTAATACCACTAGCATTTCCTAGTTTATTTTTGTTCAAACTTTCGACCATACCAACTGGTGTACCGAGTTTGTCAACTGATATACCGTTAAACATCGAGCCAGTTGAACTTATAGCTTTTCCTGCGGCAGTAAGATCACCAAATTGATTTGTTAATCCTCTGTCAGACATACTAGATAAATTTGTAATGCCACTACCAAAATCTGGATAGTCCTTATCAATTAAAAAGTCTTGTGCTTGTTGTAGATCTTTAGCATCATTACAATGTCCTTGTGCCATCTGTAGAGTTTGTCCAAACGACGCATGGTTACCACTTGGTAACAGACCACTTTGTGCTGATGTTAATTTTGATAATACTGATGATGCCTGAGCCGACAATGCTGTATTAGCACTGGCTTCACTGGTTAATGCTGAGATAGTTGCTGTGACATTTGGATGAACTCTTAATGCTGTACCATTCTTAATACCAACCATGGCCTGCATTGTTGCTGGTGTGATAGCGGCTTTAGAGGTACCTATAGTAACTCTTTTGTTCTCTGCTATTACTGTACTACATTGATCAGTAACTAAGTTTATGTCGTGTTCAGTTGCCATCTTCTATTTTAAGTAACAATACCACTATCTATTGGTTCAATACCTGTAGTTGTTTTGATATAATGATTTTGTACATCCTTTACTGTAGGACAGTGCATGATCACATGTTTTTTATCTAGTGTAACATTTTGTTCTAAACTACTGGTAAACAAACTTTGTAATAATCCAATGCCTTGTTGACTAGGCATAACTGTACATGGTTTAGTTACTGTAAATGCTTCATCAGATTCTTCTACAATTTTAGCAACTAATTCATCACCATTGACTACTTTAAATGTTACTATGTCATCTTTTTCGTATTTGTTAGCCACTAACATTTGACTCTCCCAATTTTTGATTTAATTCCTCATCTGATAATCTTGCTAAACCTTGATATCCGCCTTCTACAAATAAGTTGCCATTTAGATATAGTTGAGGTGCTGATCTATGACCTTGACCTATTAGCCAATCTCTGGCTTTGGGATCTTGATCAATATTAACAACATCAAATTCGATACCTTTAGTTTCTAATAGATATTTTGCTTTATCACAAAATGGACAATTATTTTTACTGTAAACTGTTAACATGTCTTTCCTCTTATAACGTTGGTAATTGATCGTAATCTATGCCTTCACCCATAACGCCAATTACATAATTTGTTGATTCGTTTTCTTGTAATGCTGTTTGTTTTTTACTGGTGTCACTGTGTTTGTTAAACCATGGAATTGGTGACGTCTTAGGTGCTGTATTCCAGTATTTAAGACCAATGTCTTTTAACGCACCAACAGCAGTGTAGTCTACAAATTCTTTAAGAATATTTTCATTCAATCCAATCACAGGACCTTTCTTAAACAAATATTCTGCCCAGGCTTTTTCTTCAGCAATAACATCTTCATACATCTTTTGAACTTCTGCTTCACATTCTAGTTTTGCTTGAGCAAACCGAGGATCTTCTTTAACCACCTGATTAATCATCCAAGCAGTCCATTCCTTGTGTAGCAGTTCATCCTGTAGGATTAGGCTAATAATGTTGCCGTTACCAATAAAAATCTTGTTTTCTACCATTGCTAGACTCGTAGCAAAGGAGACCATAAAACGGAACGCTTCGAGGCCATAACTGGCGTTTAGAGCCATCCAAATAGCCTTAATATGGTCTTTTTCGTCTATTTTATGCCCCAATTCTTTCTTACAGTTAATGATGTGTAGTTTGTCATAGTATTCGCCAATACTTGATGCCATGTCAACAATTTCTTTAGTGTCATGGATAGTGTTAAACACTTCCTTAGGCACATTGTAGATATTACGTATGATGTGACTGTATGAACGTGAGTGTATGTTAGTTTCAAAGAACGACCAGTTATAAACCAATGCTTCTAATTCTGGCAAGCCAACAACAGGAGTAAACACCTGACTTGGTGCCCTGCCCTGTAGGCTATCTAATGCTGTTTGTCTTAACAAGTTTGATGTAAAAATATGTTTAACTGTGTCACTGGCTTCTTTAAAATCATTAGAATCTTTAGTTAAACTAATTTCTTCAGGAATCCAAAAGAAACCTCTTGCTGTTTGTTCTAGTTTAACTGCTTT